TGGCTGCAATAGTCGCATTGCGCAGAACTTGAATCGCAATCTGCCGGGGAGTGATTCGGGTCTGCCCTTGCAGAATATTGACCGCCCAGTTGCGACGGTTGACGTAGTTGGGCGTGTTGGTAGCCTCGGCCAGGATGTCCTGCGCCGCGACCCAACACGCGACGAGGCAGCGCCCCTGAAAGGTCACATCAGTTGCTGCCGTGAATCTCGCCGCGTAGCTCATTCAAATCGCTCCAGTTGACACCACGCCCGCACACGCAGGCGTGGCCAGGCTTGCAGATCAGACGCCGCGATTACCGGGGCCGGTGACAGCCGACATCGGGCTAGTCTCCGGCTGGTCGAGCGGATCGATAACGGTGATGTAGGACAGGATGAGCGAGTCGGCCTTGTCCAGGATTGCGCTCAATCGATCAGCATCGAAAGCAATCAGGTTCGAGGACATGCGGCTCGACTGGCTATTCACCAGCTCGTCGCGCGCCAGTTCCATGAGGATGCACAAATCATAGATCGAGTCGTTTTCCATTGCCGGGATGACCGGGTTTACAGGCAGGGGGATCGCGGTCGGGCCGGTCTCGGGCAGGTCAAGCGACGGCATGCTGACTACCCACGCCATGTTTGAACGCACCGCCTGGATGTAGCTCTGCGAACGGATGAGGTCAAAACTGTTCGTTTGGCTCACGCCGCTGGACTGGCTCAGAGCCATTTCCATGATGAAGCGATTCATCCGGCGATTGAGACCGGATACGTCGGTGTTGTAGGTGCTGGTGGCTGCGATAGGCATGGTGAGGGTCCTTAGTTGAGCTCAGTTTTAACGCGAGTGATTTTTCCAGACTTGTCACGAACTACAGACTTATCAGCAGTTACAGACTTCTGAATACTTGCCATTGCTGCCGTCACTGCGGTCAGCGCCGCAGCTACGGCTTCGTTATTCGCATCCCCGCTGGCGTCTTGCGGAGGCCCGTTGCCAAACACAAGTGTGATAGGTGCTGCTGCGGGCGCGGGTGCTGCCGCTGCGGCCTGAGACGCCCCTTTAGCGGGTTTCGCGTCTCCACTCGTGGCCGCAGCGGCAGCGTGGTCGCCTTCAGCTATTGATTCTTCGTGCTCATGCTGCTTCGACTGGCTCTCACGCTCCAGCATGGCGTCTGTGGTGATTTTCGCCGCTTCCAGCCGCAGCATCACGTCATCCATCGCCTGCCGACCTTCTTCAGCTCCCATCTCAAGCTGAAGTTTCATCTGCTCGATGGCGTGCTTCGTCTCGTTGTTCGCTGTCGCAATGGCTTCCTTGCTGGCAGCGTTGAGTTCCGCTATCTGTAGCTTCACTTGGTCAGCTTGCTGCTTGCCCTGCTCTTGCATCTGCGCACGCTGGAGCTGCATGCGCTCGTCCATCTGCGCAATCTGCATTTCTGCCTGCGCCTTGGCTGCGCTGCCGTCGTCTTTCTCGGGCAGCGGCTGGCTGGCTGTCTTGATTGCCTCGTCTAGCACTGTCTCCATATCTGCACTGCCTTTGAAGCTCGCGGTGACCCACTGTACCATGCGCAGCAAGAATGGCATGGCGTCCGGTCGTTGCTCGAGTATCATACCTGCTTGGCTGATGTACTGCCCTACGGCGGTCAGGTACTCGGTACGCATTTCGCGCTCTGCGTTGTAGTCTGCGAGCGACAGCGTTTCTTCGCCAATGTCAATGCGGTATTCCGCCGTGTTGTAGTCCTTCAGCAGCGCAATGGCTGGCTGCGCGAACATAGCGGACTCGGTCTGTTCGATCTGGCTGATTTGGGCAATGGTTCCAACGGAGAAGTGCTTGCACATGATCTCTGACCGAATGCGAATAGCGTCAGTCACCCACCGCGCTACCGTCTGCTGCGTAAGCTGTAGACGTACGCTGCTATACTGCGCCTTCAGCGTCTGCGCCTTGGCTGTCTCCCTTGGCGAGCTGGCCCCGCGCATGATGTCGCTGATGCTGGTGAGTTCGTAGATCTGCCCGACGAGCAACGCACGCTGCTCTACGAGCTTCATCAGCACTTCGGCAATCACCTCTACCGGAAACCAGTCTACTACCTTCGCCAGTCCGCCTTTTTCAGAGAAAGACTCCCAGTTGTCCACTGGAATCATGGCGAACTCTGGCCCGCTGAGCATGTTTTTCAGCGCAGTGTTCGTGCCGTCGTAGGCACCGACTACGCGCAGCGCCTTTGTCAGCACTGCGATGCGGTCGTTCAACAGGTCCAGTTCTTCGTACTGGTCCCGCACCATGCTGTAGTCAGCACGGGGGATAAGGTTGCGCGTGCTCACCGTGGCGAACAGGGGGCGCGGGCACGGGAAAAAGTCGTCCAGCTTGAGCGGGTCGTCTACTTCCTTGAGCGCTTCTTCGCAGTGCCGGTTGATGAAGTACACCTTGTTCGTGTCTTCGCACCACACTTCGAACACTTCCACCCGCCCGCGCTTGAACCCCGCTGGCAGCTCTTTATCTTTCGTGCTGAGGGACTGATCGCTATGCCCCTGCTTCACATCGTCGTACTTTTCCTTGCCGTACAGCTTGATGAAGGTCTTTTTCTTCAGCCAGCAGCGCCGCGCAACCCACCACACTTCTTCCCATGTGCGGGAAGGTGACCAGATAAAGTCACGGTAGTGAACGTAGTCGCACGGGGCCGTTTCCTTTACAACGACGTTGTCAAGGATCTCTGCGTCGTAGCGTAGCCACACCTGCCCCATGCCGGGGACCAGCCGGTCCTCAACGCCGTTGCGCAGGGCCGTGTGCATGCTGCTACCGTCCTTGTTGAACTCAAACTGGTTCAACCGTTCCAGGATCATGGCGGCAACCCGCGCCACGTCATCTTTAGAGTCTTCGTTTTGCCGCTTCACCGTCGGTTTGGGCGGCGTGGCGTAGAGCGCAGCCATCATGATCTGCACATTCGCCCAGAAGATGTTGTAGCGACGAACATCCGCAGTTTGGTTGTCTTCGTCACGGTCGTCAAGGTACCGAGAAATGATTCTGTCGGCGTATTGCCACCATTTCTTCTGTAGCTCGACCTCCGTCTTATTCAAGACGTCGTTCCACCACTTGCCGCTATACTCGGGAATGCTGTCGTTCGGTGTGTCAACCATAGCCGCTCCGGCGGGACGACGGGGCCGTATCCCAGATATCGTTCAGCGAAAAGCCGTAGTGTACGCCTCGCGCTGCCGCTTTGACAACTGATTTTTCTTGTTTTTCGTCCGGGCCGTGTACACGGGGGGCCGTGACAATATTGGCGTACCGGAACATGTCCGCATAGTGGCTGGACCAGTCGTGTACGGGGTCGTCTGTGAATATCTTCTTCTCTTCGTCGTACTTCCTGTGATACGACTTGAGCGCCAGCACGAGTTTAGCCGTGTGCGGCTTGTGAAAGTACCAGCCGGGGAACCCCGTTCTCGTCGCAGCGATACCATCCAATAAGCCGAGTTCCGGTACCATTCGCGGTTTGATTCCGGCCTTCCTGAAGTGCTCCACTATACTCCGTCCGGTCTGAAGTGTCTTCGCTTTGGCGTCGTGCGGTAGCCACACGGTGCCCGGCTTCGCCTTGTTTTCTTTCCATGTCGTTTTTATGTGCTCGATGTAGTGTGAGATTGGCTTCAGGTTGTCCGCATGCGACCTGATCATGACGTTGCCATCAAACCTCTGCTGGTAGTAGCCTATCGTCGTGTCGTCATGCCAGCCCAAGTCCATGACTACATGCAGTGGCAAGTCTTTCTCCATCGGGTATTCGCCAATGCGCTCTTGCAGCTCCATAGCTTCAATTTGCCGGGCGTACAGCGCGCCGCGCACACTGGCCTCGAACGAGCACAGCATCTCTTGGGCGAACTGCTCCTCGTCCATCATCTTCTTCATCATGTCGATATCCTCTTGGGGGAGGATATTCGTGATGTTGTGCGGCAGAAAGTTTACGAACCAGCTACTGTCTTCCTTGGCTTCGTAGTACATGTCGCGGAAGTGGTTGGGGCCATTCGGCGTGCCCATGAATACAGCCCACCCTCGGCGATCCACGAGGGCGGGTAGCAGGATCTCCTGAAAGATGCTGCCCCGCATGTTGCCGAACTCATCGAGAGCACACCCGTCAAGATATAGCCCACGGAAGCTGTCAGGATTGTCTGCGCCATAGAGTGTTATCCTCGGCTTGTTTGGCAGCGCGGACAACTCCGCATACAGCCCGCTCTCGTTGATCTTGGGGGAGAATGGCGCTGCGTAGTCTTTAAGATACTGCCACGCGATGTCTTTGGCCTGTCGCAGAAACGGGGCGATGTAGGCGTACCTTGGGTTATCCCGTGAGTTGTAACTGGCCTTCTCAATCAGGTCATTTATAACTGTCACGGTCTTGCCCGCGCGCCTATGCGCCACGAGCACGGCCCACCGCTGTTTCCGCAGGTGAAAAGGGCGGAAATACGCGCGCGGCTTGTACAGAGACTGTATAATCACTCTGTAGTGTCCGGGTGCGCGTCTAAGTCCCCGGGGGGAATGGCGTGCTGGATGATTACTTGGGCATTGTCCCCTATGCTGATAGCCGTACTCGGCATCAGCTTGGAGTACAGGGGGTAGAACTTATCTGGGTTCTTGTTTGCCCACATTGCCAGCCTGGAAATGCCCCCGATCATTACAAATGCGTTCTGGAAGGCATTTGCAACGTCGCTGCGGTTAAATCCGTCTTTTTCCCTGCGTAGCTGGGGGATTTTCGTATCCCCTTCAGCTATGGACGTGAGTACAACAGGGAAGTTATCGTTCTGGTCAATGTCCATGGGGCGAACCCTACCACAGACTGGGCCGGAATGCAAGCAGCTTTGTTTTTGATGTTGAATTCAGAATACACAGTATTTAGATGTTGAATCTACTCGAGAATACACGGGACGAACCAGTAAGTGAAAATGTTTGCGTTGGGGTTGTACATACCCCGGCATTAAAACCCATGCCCAATAGTTAAAACACGTTTAAAACCATACACTTACAAGCAATACCTAACAGCATGCTAACGCATGGTGTAACGGCAACG